GGAGAATAGCCAGCATCGATCACCCTTGGGTAACACGACTTGAATACGTCGCGTGCGACAGCCTGAGTCATATTTTCAGTTATTTTACCACCATAAGTAGAAATGCGGCTCCACTTGCGCGAATACTGATTCAGACCCATGAAACTGATCTTTCCGTCCTCGACACGCGGCGCGGGGTACGACAGCGCGCGACCCGATGGCAGAACGATGCGAAGCCAGTTGCCCCTACGAGTCGCCGCGCACTTGCCGGCGATGAAGTTCTCGCCTTCGTTATTGACCGCTTCTACGCACGCGTTCTCTACTGCCTTCCATAGCGATTCGATCCCCGGATGCGCGCGGCGCCAAAGGCGCTTGAGCGAATCGCAAGTCATGAACGCCTTCTTGCTCAGTCCGAACGTAGGCCGCTTCTGTTCAAGCGCCCATTCGTGGAAGTTCTCCGCTTCCGCCCAAACGTCGGCGGGGATCGCGCCGCCGTCTAGCGCTTCCAGGTCGATACTAAAAGCCGCAGCGAACGTTACGAAAGCGCCAACGCCGCCCTGGAAGCCCATAGACAGTTCTAGCACCTTGCCAATCTGTCGCTTCGCCTCTTCGAGACTCACGCGAAAAGTACGCGCATATGATGCGATGTATAGATCCGGCCCGATTCCTTTATCGAAATCACGGAACGCCTGTAGCTTCCACTCTTCGCCCGCCAGCCATGCCAGAACCCGTCCTTCGATGTTCGACAGGTCAACGTCTACGATCTTCTTGCCCGGCGGCGCGATGATGACGCCGCGCATTGCGTTAGCGCACAACTCCATTACGTTGTCTGTCACCAGATCCGCGCAGCCCGCCTTGATAGCCTCAATACCCGTCTCGATCTCGTCGGTTTCGAGCGTGGGCCTTAATAAATTCTGGGGTTGAAAAAGTCTTCCGGCGTCCCGCCCAGTCCTCCCAGCCCCAGAAAACTGGATAACCCCCCGCAGGTACCCATCTGAGCTTGTGCAGCGTATGACCCGTTTGAATTTGCTGACAGAGCTTGTGCTTGCCATAAGGCGTAAGCCAATGAGTTCACGTACGCCATCTGGCAGGCTTGCATCTGTGAGGCGCCGCTCCAGTGTGTCTGCCCGCATGTCGGGCAACGACACGCCATGTTCTGCAAGTATGAATTTAAGGAGCGCGTCTCTTTGAGTGGCTGAAGATACCACGCCGTCTGTGGCGTCGTGAGTTCGTGCAGCGAGCGAAGCTTGCTCTGTGTCCACTGCTTCAATCGCCGTCTTTGCAAGATCGATATCGACATAAATTCCCTCACTATTGATTCGCTGGTCCAGTTGAGACAACTGAAGTTCGAAAGGGTGGTTAGGGTAATTCCAACCAGGGGTTTTACGGATAATCTCTCGCATGGAAGTGATATCCGATTTCGCGTATTCCTGAAACTCGATCCATTCTTGAGGATGTGTCTCTTGAGTCTTGCGACGCAGTTTCTGATTCGCAGGTTGGGGCATACAGAAAGCACGAATCAACTGTTTCCCGCGTTTGTCCTTCGCTACGTCAGTATCCAAACGGAATATTTCGCAGAGAGCACCGAGCGAACCGGGCAGCCCGTGGCAGAGCGCCTTGAGCATGGAATCACGGTGCTTCGTCTCCGTAAGTAGCCGGAACACGTCAGGAAGCGCCCATTTCATAACAACGCGGTCGAACATGGAGCCGTTGTGGCTCCAATGCTCGTCTGAATCACGAAGCGCTTCCAGGAGTTGAACCGGCGGTGTCGCGCCCGTAGTCAAATCCCAGCAATGAACCGGCCCCTCGTCTACCGCCCACACAAATAGAAGTACTTCAGCTTTCTCTGCGTAGCGGTGTGAGCCGTCGTTGATGGGCACCTCTGAGAAAGTCTCGATGTCCCAATATAGCCTCATGCTTCAACCCCGTCGCTAGCAAACTCTCCGAACAAGCGAACAGCAGCCTCGCAATACGCCGTATGGGCTTCCTGCGGCGTGTCGTAGCGCCCCAAGTGAACGTATTTTTTCTCTACCGATATCACAGCGCGCCATCTACCGGTGTACTTACAAAATGTGACGCCTTTAAAGCCCGACTTGTTATCTGATCGGCGCTTCGAATTTGCGTTGTTCTGGGTACGCGTACAAACGCGAAGATTAAAACGCTGATTGTTCAAGCGGTTTTTATCTCCGTGATCCACGTCAACCCTGTCTGATTTCTTCAGACCTAGCAGCTGGCGGTGCATGCGAACCGTGGTTAGTTTCCCGGTCGTCGTGGCGCGAACCGCATAACCATCTTTGTCCTTTCTCCAGCGGAACTGGCGCAGACTTTCATAATCCGCGTCGTCAACGAAAGCGATTTCACCGCCCGCGAGTTCTATTTCCTTCACGCTGTTCTCCTTGTTGGCCGGCTTTCTGGTTCCCGTAGCCGGCGACGGGTAATGCTTATGCCAATTCATCCTCTGCATCAACAGCGTCGAAGCCGTCATCCGTGGGTCGCGAAGCGCCACCGAAGTTATCACCTGGCGCATCGTATTGCACGCCCAGGAGGCCGCAACGCATGCCACTGTGCGAGCCTGACTGCGCCCACATCTCCACCTTCGCGTTCACGTAGCAACCACCGTAGATCACGCCTTCCTTGCCCGTCAGGCGTTGCGCCTTGCCGGTTTCCGGATCCTTGACGTTGTGCAGGAAGAGGGGCGCGCCGTCCTTCGCCTTGCGCACTCCGGACAGCGACATCATGCCGTCAAACCCTTCGTACATTTCGCCCTTCGTGTTCTTCTTGCCCTTCTGGTAGGCGAACGCTTTCTTGTCCCCGCGCATGTCTTCAAGCTTGCTCTCTGCCATCTTCCCCCACGCGGTCACCGCTTCATTCTTGATCGCGGCCTGAATCGCCTTGTCGTTTGCCGAACCGGGTTCCACGATGAACGTGGCGGTGTGGCGGAAATCGCCCTTGCCTTCGTACTGACCTGGTTCGAACAGGTCATCGATGAATGCGATGCGGACGTGCTTCAGTTGAACGATAGTACCCATTTTCAAATCTCCTTACCAAAGTTCATCAACAGTGTCGAAGCCATCTTCGACAGGTTTAATCTCAATCGCAGGCCGCTTGTCCGACTCCAGAACAACGTGTGGCTTGCCGGCGGGTTGCACGACCAGTGCTTCGATCTGCTTCAGACGTCGCGGCTGATCCTTCAGCGCATCAAGAATCGGCTTTGGTCCTAGCAGCTTGAAGCTGTACATCTGGTCCTGCTTCATCTTGAACCTCTTCATCATGGCTTCCGCCTCTTCATCAGAAGCCCAGGCGCGGTTACCCTTCTTGCCTGCGACTACCTTCACACCTGGCACCGGGCGACCGTTCAGGACTTCCGATTCGATGCGCGCGCGTACGGCCTTGATCCAGTCTTCGATGAGTTCCAGCTGAGCGAACTTCGAACCGAGGAGGTCAATCGCTATCGAATTGACTTCGCGTTGGGGCTCGATCAGGTTCTCCTCGAAGTCCATACCGATCGTCTCTTCGACCTTCTTCAAGAGCGCAGGACAAACCGCCTTTGCCTTGCACCATTGGCAGGTCTTTTCAGCTGGCGCGAAGTCCTCTTCCTTCAGCGCGCGTTCGCCTGCCATCTTGTGAATCAGGATTGCTTTGGCGGCGCGCGGCGAGGCCCATTCAACCCATTCGTTGATGACTTCAGGTGAGGTCTGCGTCTCGTCCGTAACGCCGCGCAAAGGCTGTTCGATCACGAACGACACGTTGCGGAACTCATCGACCAGTGAGAACTTCTCGATCACGCCGGACATGTACATCAGCCCCTGCGTGTTGTTCTCCGCAAGCACTTCCTGGTATCCAAACTTCGCGTCGATCACATCAGCATCTGTCGCACCATCAGGAAAGACAACAAACAACACAACATCAACACGACCAGTTGCGCCCGCTTCGCCCGTGATGTGTTCGATAGGAACGTCTTGCTCAATCTCGACGGTAACCACTCCAGAACGAAGCTCGTAATCGTGTATGCGGTCGCGAATGCTATCCAGCACAGTTTGAACATCGGCGGCAAGCTCCCTGTTGACCGTATGGCCTTTCTTGAGAATGTGGCCCGCGTAGTCCATTGTGTTCTTGTCGAACTCCAGACACAGAGCCAGCAGTTCGTGCTTATCCGTGCCCAGGTCTGCGGCGCCCGTGTCGCCTTCCGGCTGGCCGATCTCCATAGCCAGCGAGTTCGCGCAGTTCAGCCACTTGGCTGACGATGAGGGGCTTGCGAGTGCGTGGTATTCGTCACTCATGCGACGACTCCGGATCGATCTCACCAGCCCCCACGCGCTTCATGTAGGCCACGTAGTCCGACCATTGCTCCTCAGTCAGTTCCTTCGCGTTCTTCGCGCCGAACCGCGCAAGGCCGGCGACTGCCTTCGCCTTGTCGATCTTGCTAACCGCGATGGTAACTGCCTTCACGTCATCGTAGGACACCGCTGGCGATTCGGTCGAGGAAGGCGGCGAAGTGTCGGTAGTGGGCGAGGATTTCCCCAGTTCCGGACTCTCGTTTGGGATTTCTTCAACGATTGCGGTATCGGCAACACGAACAAGAGTCGGTGCGGCGTCGGGCGCAGACTGCAATTGTATAACGCGCGTCAATTCAACGACTGCTGCTGTCAGCAGTTCGATCTTTGCTTCCAATGACATTTGTATCTCCTTTGTTGGGTGACTGCGGTTCGTAATTTAGTCGCGGAAAATTTCGCTGTCAAGGTCTTTTTGCACTTGCATTGCTGTTTCGCATTTGCTATAGTCTTTTCATGGAAGCGCAATACCGCATGGTCGGATGGCAGTCCGGACTTGCAGCCCCTAAGCTGAGTGGGGAGATGCGGGAAATAGATTCGGCTTCGGCGCTTCCGCCTTAAACGGAGGAAATATGGACGACACATCAATCGGTCTGATCGTGGGGTGCGCAGCAGTTGGCATGCTGTGCATCTTCGCCATGATACGCGAAGTACTACTGAAGAAAGAGCGCGACGAGTGGACCCGTCGCTTTGAACGCCGTAACAGGAAGGAATTTGAGGATAGGGGGATCTAGTGGCAATAGGCAAATTCAAGAGCTGGATGAAGGAATCAACGATTGACGAGAAGCGCGAACTGGCGGCGCATGCGGAAACGTCGCTCTCGCTTCTCTACCAGTTGTCGTACGATCCGCCGAACAACCGGAAAGCGAGTAGCGAACTGGCTGGCAGGATCGAGAAAGCGGCAGCGCTGATCGGCAAGCGCAAACGCCATAAACCGCTTCCCGAACTGCGTCGCGGGGATCTGGCTGAAGCGTGCGCGAAGTGCCAACACTATAAGGATTGCGTATGACACCGCTCATTAGACGGCTTGTGGAGCTATCGATTCACTTCGATAAGTCCGGTATGTCCAACCTCGCTAAACTGCTTACAGAAGCGATAGTGGAGATTGAAAATGCAAGATACATTCGGAATCAGGCTGATGAAAGCGCAAAACCGGAAGGGGATGAAAAGCAATCTCCTCGCGGCAGAACTGGACTGTAATCCGTCAACCGTCGCTCACATGCGCATGGACAAGCACACGTCTAGTATCGACATGCTCCGCCGGATCTGCAAGACGCTGGACGTGTCCGCCGACTTCCTGCTTGGGCTTTCTGATAAACCGGAAATCAAATGAAACCCCTTCTTCTGCTTCTTGCCCTGCCAGTCGCTGCCCACGCTTCGTGGTTCGAGTACGAAGCAGGAGCCGGCCTCACGTCTTACGGGACGGAAGACGGGCGCTGGTATCAGCAGCGCATGCAACACGACCTGACGACGATCGCGCCGGAATACTCGGTAGGCATCACGGGCGCTCTCGTCTCGCGTGGCGCCTGGGGCGTGGACTGGCATGCGGACTACGTGAACCTGGGCCGCTCTGCGGCCTCCTGCCAGTGTGACACGTCGGACAGCGACTACGCGGCGCACAACACGCGCCGTACTGCGCTGTTCACGGGCTCAGGCCGCGCGCTGGGCGTCTCGCTCACCGTCGAACCGTACCGCTGGTATGCAGGCTTGCGGTACGGGTTCGAAGCCGGCGCGTACGTCTACCGGTCAAGCTGGTCCGAACAGGTGCAGGGCTGGACGGTCAGCGACGCGCCGCCCCAGAACCTGTCGCTGTCGGCTACTGGCTGGCACGTGGCGCCTGTCGTTGGCGTATCCGTGGGTGACGGCAAGTGGTCAGTGAATTACCGACATTACTTCATGCGGTTCAACAGTGCACGTCAGAGCGTTCCGCCACTGTGGAATGATGCTGACGTGATCGAAATTAAAAGGAGATTCTGATATGCAAGGAAAAGACACTGTGACGCGCGAGCAGATCATCAAATGGTATAGGCTATCCGAGATGGACGACCTGCTCACTGAAAGCCGCATTGCCATGCTAGGCGACTTTGCAATCTTCGCCCGCGCCGCACTCGCCACTACCAAAGCGATTGACGCCATTGCGCCGACAGAGGGGGCTGGGCAATGGGTGCGTTGCACTCCCGCGCTTATTCATGCGGGCGTCAGTTGCGCACATACGCCGCGTCGCCAGAAACCGGGCGATACGAATCACGAGCACTTTATTGGGCATTCCGCCCCCTCGCCGGAATCGCCAGCCATCGATGCGCTGACTACCGGAGCGGTGGGGGAAGTGAAGGAGAAGTACCCGAACATCGTTTGGCTTGACATCTATGGAAGAAATTTGTCCGATCTTGTGGGCGCGAAGCTCTATTTCGCCCCCACCCCGCCAGCGAGCCGAAAGCGCTGACGGATCGATATGTTCAACGCTACAACGAATACAGCGGCGAAGGCGGCGGGGTTTGTGAAAACGACGAAG